AGAACGTTACTGATGATTCAGTATCAATTTCCAACATACCATTATCAAACTTACAATTCTCAAACACAATACCATCATCACCAATTCTTGATTTTGTAATTGCGATAGTTGCAAGTTTCATTTCTTTTTGTTGTAGTGTTTTAGCCACAGATATGATAACGTGACCAACTTGAGCCTTTTTAATAGAGCCTCCCATTTGGTCTGTTGTTACAACCTCAGATGAGATTGAACTTCTATTACCTTGTGTTGCGGTCCACCCAACCAAATTAAGTTCATGACACATAGCCTCAAACGCTCTCATGACAGAACCTTCAGATTTCCATTCATCACCTAAATTTTTATCAGGTACAACACAATCAATGTAATCCAAAAGTATCATATCAATTTTAATCCCATCAGCAATCATTTTTCTGATTTGATTTTTGATTTGTAACATGGTCATTGTATCAGAAGGTAATTTTTTTAACACAAGTTTATTGTCCATTGTGTCTTTAATTTCTTGTACTTTATTCATTACCTCTTCTTTTTTATTTGACATGTCGTCAGGATGAACTTTTGTCCAAAGTGTAAAGTGTTTTCTTTGGATAATTTTAGGGTTATCCTCGAAGAAAATTTGAAGTACGTTATAACCTAAATTAAATGCGTGGTTTGAAATTTTTGTAAGTAGAGTTGATTTACCAACTCCTGTTGGAGCTAATACTACCCCTATCTCACCTTTAGCCAAACCACCCTTCAATAATCTGTCAATAGATGGTATACCCATTGGGATTGGGTGTCTGAAATCTTCATTTAAAACATCATCTAAATTAGAGAATACGTCAGACATTCCATCTTCTCTTTCTCCTACTTGTAACGCCTCTCTGATAACAGTTTCTACTGTTTCATAATTTTCAAACTCACCGCCATCGATGACTTTTTGTGCTTTAGTTATTGCCTTTTGTAACTCTTGTTGTTTACAAAATTTCAATGCTTTATCTTGCACAAAAGAACCTCCATCAATAGGAGCTTCTTTAATTTTGTTCAAAGTATCTAATACAATTTTAGAAGCGAGTTCTTGTTGTAATTCAGACTTTGTAATTTGTTCTAATGTTTCGAACGTGGGAGTATGCTCGTATTTTGAATAATACTCCTTTATCATTTGTGTTATTATTTTGAAGTACTTATTATCAAAATAATTAACATCCATAACATCAATGATTGACCTTGCAAAGTCTTTATCAATGATAATCTGATTCAATAATTGAATCTGAAAACTGTTCCCTAAATAATCAAAATTTTTGTTTGTCGCCATATTTTTTCCTCTATTGTTTTAATAAATATTAGGCCTTAAGAGGAATGTCCAAGTACTCGTATGTTAATTTTTTGGAAGAAAAAATGTCAGTTAAATCTGAAAGTAGAGTTTTTATGTGCGGACGGATGTCTACGGTGTATCTTATTTTTGGCGGGAATATTTTAGCATCCATCATTCTATGACAAATTGTCACATCATTTAATTTAATAAAAATTTTAAAGTGTTCTGGACCATCGGTATTTGAGGTGTCTAACACCGCAGGATTAGAAGCAATCTCATAAGAATTTGCTAACATGTAATCCACGGTTTTCATCTTTAAATCATATTCTAGTAATTCCTTAAAAGTATGTAGATACTCATACAATTCCAAAGAGTTTTTAGCCTCAGGATTAAAGTCTCTAACATTGAAAAATCTTTGAACGATAATATTATCGTTAACCATCATAAGGAATTCCAATTTTGTTGATTCTTGTTCTTTCATAATTTTTGTTTTATTTGTTTTTGAATTTTTTCTTTTCTTTTCTTGTTAATTTTAAAAATGGGGTTAAAAAATTTACCCAATTATTGTCTCCTTTAGGTAGAAACTTGAAGAACCCATCTTCCATCATCATTCTTATTATATTTCTGTGCCCTCTACCATCAGGGTCTAAACTTTCAGAGTAATAAAGTTCAACAACTTCTTTGCCTTCTTCAGTTATTAATGGTTTTGATAAATCTACTATTTTTTCATTTATTTCAAAAAATTCATCACCATATATACCTGTTTTAGTTTTACCCGTTAGTAAATTATTTAAGACAGTGTTGTTCTTATCTTGTTCAAACAACTCATTAGCTTTTTGTAAAATATCGGTTATTTTTAAAGGTCGGTCAAGTAACTCAGGAAATAATTTCACTAAAGTTTTTTCACCTAAATAATATATCCCATCGATATTATCCGACTTATCACCCATTAAAATTTTACAAATCTTTACGTTGTGATGAGGTACTTCAATGTCATACATTTTTATATTATCACCTTGTTTGTAAAGTTTTTTTGTGTTAGGTGAATAAATGGATACTCTATCTGAAATTAATTGTGTGAGGTCTCTGTCACCCGAAAAAATAGTTATTTGTTCATTTTCTGAAATTTGACAATAATATGCAATAAGGTCATCTGCCTCATTGTTCTCAATGTTTACTTGTCTAATAAACATTTCTTCCAAATATTGTTTAATACGTTCCTTTTGTGTGTTAAAGGAGGTTACTTTAAACTCATTTGTTTCTTGATTTCGATTTTCTTTATATCTAGGATATATGATTTTTCTACTATTCGAACTCCCTTCTCCGTCCCAAAAAACAACTACTTTATCAAAGTTATCTTCTTCAATAAAACGTCTTAAGGTATTTAAAAAGTGCCAAGTACCACCAACATGATTTCCTTCATGAAAGAAGTCCTTGACACCGTGAAATCCAATTTTAAGAAGATTATTACCATCAACAAGTAATGTCTTGTTCATTTTATAATTTTAATTCGGTTTGTTACTCTACTTCTTCTTTTTCTGTTTTCAATACAAAATCGCCATCAACACCAATAATTTCTTTCCAATATTCGGCGTATTCCGCTTTATATTTTTCTATTGATGATTTTTCTTCAGCCGCGTCTTTACCAGGTAAAAACCCGTGAGGTGTGACAATTATTTTACCATCTTCAAACCCGAGTCCGTTGATGTGGTTTTTAAGAACCGAAACTTTTGTTCTTGATGCAAACTTAACAGTTCTTTTATCTTTAGTCGCGGTTATTTTTGTGGTTCCCGCCCCTTTTTGGTTACCAAATAAAAACACTAATGATGAATTTAACCAAATTGCTTCACCACCTTTAGCTTTAATCTTTGGTTGTCCAAAAGGATTGTCAGGTAATTCAACCCAAGGTTGGTTAACGATAATCAGAGTATTTTCATATTTTGAGTCGGCCTTTCTTGAACCTGAGATACGTTGATTGATACCCATACCAATTTTATCTGCCAGTACAGAAGCATTATGTTGTTTTCCTCCTTTACCATCGTAAGTCATTTTACAAGGTACTGAACCTACCGAATCCCACATTATACACAATGAATAATCTAATTCACCTTTTTCTTGTGCATCTAATAGTTCATTGATGTAATCAGTAATCTGTTCAATGTAATCAAAGTTATTGTTAAATAGGAAAAACCCATCCCATCCAATTTCACCTGTTTCTTCATCAACAACTTCATCACACTCTAAACCCATTAATTTTGAATGTTCAAAAGACCATTTTTGTTCTGTAATAATAAAAACAGGTAAGATATTTTTTCGTTGAGCGTCAACCGCAGTTTTGATTAGAGCAGTTGTTTTTCCTGTATCGGAGTGACCTAATAACATATTTAAATGTCCGATAGCGGGGCCTGGTAACCCAACCGCGTCTAAGAACTCAGGACCCAAATCAAAGTATCTTTGTGGTTTGTATTTTGCCGATGTCGAAAATTTCTTCTTTAACGAAGAAAAATCAGTTTTCTTTATCGCCATAATTAATTGTATTTATAAAATTCTTTAATTGTTTCTAATTTGTCTTTTGCGGATGCAATTTTATCAACAAGTTTATCCATTTCTTCTATGTGTTGTGGATGTTCTCCAATTCCAACGGGTGAAGTAAAATAAACAAGTAAAGATGTCTCAGCATCTGCCATTTCAGCTTCGTATTTTTTACACAAAGCGTCATACATTTTTTGTGTAATTTTGTTTTCTTTGTCCATGTAATTTGTGATTTTTTGTTAAAAAAATAAGAACATGGACACTTTGTCTATGTAAGTGTCCATGTTCGATTAAATATTAGAACGGCATATCATCGTCCGCATCATCATTCGCCTGTGGGTCTTCATAAGTTTCTTTTTTTCCACCTATGTTAACTTCAGATTCTTCAGAGTTACTGTAAACGTATCCTCCTTTTTCACTGTCCCATTTAGGGGTTTCTCCACGAGCAATTGCTTCAAGATATTCTACAGGTTTTTTAGAATACACGTCTTCCCATGTTAATTCATCATTAACCCAAGAATCAGATGTTTCTTTATCTTCATGGATTGGAGCTGGGTCATCGTACATTACAGTCTGAATTACTGTGTAAACCGCTCCTGTTGGAGTTTTTGCTTTAGTCAGCTCGAGGATAATGTCGCGACCTTTCTCAGGGTCTGTAATATCACCTTTAGCTCTCCAAATAGGAATAATTTTGTCAAGAATACCTTCATTCTTGTAATTGTGTTTGAAACGCCAAAACTTAACTCCGTCTTGTTCGTTATCACGGTCAACAACTTTTACAATGTAAAATTTACGAGGTTTATAAGTTGTAGCCAATTTTTTGTCACTGTCTTTTCCTGTAGCCATGAGTTCATCATAAACTTCAGTAAGAGGTGAGCGTTCATTGTCATTTTTTCCTGGGTCATAGAATTTTTGCCATTTACCATCCACTTGAACTTCGTGGAACCATACTTCTTTAAATGGTGAGGACCCGTCTTTTGTTGGTAGGATTCTTAGTCTTTTTTGACCTTGTTTTTCATTATCTTTGAGGATTGCCGCAAAGTATTTTTTCATTCTTTCATCTTGTGTCATTGAGGAAGAAGATGAGCCTCCTTTTTTTGATTGTTCGTACTGTGATAGTACTGCGTCTAAACTGTTTGTCGCCATAATATATAGATTTAAATTGTTTACTAATAATAAGTGTCAGCCTTGTGTTTGTCAAATAAATTCGGCCTCTATTTTTGAGGCCGAACTATTATTGTATTCTTTTAAAATTGTCAATTTCAGGTTCTTCGTCTCCAAATGCTCTGAAACTTCTTTTAATCTCATTAGGTGAATACCCTTCAACATCTTGTTGTGTTAAAACATACTCATTTTTTCCAGACTTTTCAATGTCTTCTTGTTTATCAACAAAAAAATCACTTAATTTCTGATTATAAGGTCCTGAATCTAAACTTCTTAACTCTAATTTTTCTTCAGGTGTCTTAGTTCTATATTTTTCAACCTTAGTTTCCAAATCATTTAATTTGTTCATTATCTCATCCATTGCGGATAATTTATTTTCCAAATCGTTTAAATGATTAAACAAAGTATCAAAATATTCTTCTTGTTTTTTCTCAACATTTTTTTGAGATTTAACCAAATCAGTTACTTCAATTTCTTTACCTTTCTTATCTGTTTCACCAACCTTTTCAACTTCAGGGTCATTGGCAGTGTCTACAGGTTCTCCTGCGGGTGGAGGAGGTACTGCTCCTGCATCACCTGGAGGTGGTGGGACTGCTCCTTCAGCTGGCGGTGGAGGTGGTGGTAATGCCCCAGCGTCTCCCTCAGGTGGAGGTGGTGGTGGTAAGGTGGCTTCTTGCTCGTTGATATAGTTATTTATTTTTCTATATCTTTCAAGTTCTTCAATAATCTTTAAGTCAACTTTCATTTTATATTAACCGTTTAATAATTGTTTAACTCCAGTTGTAGTTTCAACTTGAATTTTTTTATTTTTTTGGATTGTATTATCAACCCTTTCAATAAGTCCGTCTTTCATTCTTATGGTGTAACAGTCTCCTGTTTCCATATCACAAACTTGTTTGGTTCCGTCACCCATATCTTTTTCGGTAACTTTAGTATTTTTACCTAAATAGTTATCTAAAATTAATTTTGTACTCATAATATTGTTTTTACTATAAATATCTTTGTATGTTAAAAAAACTTATGGTGTAGGTGAAGGTGTTGGGGTAGGAGTTATTTGTTCCATAGATTTCCATATATCAATTGCTTTTTGGGCTTTAGCTTCTAATTGTGATAGTGTTGCAGATTGAGATTGTAGTTGATTATACATTGAACTACCTTGTGATGTGTTAGCTCCAAAGTTAATCGCCCAAAATTTAAATAAATTAGGACCGTCAATAGATGTTATTTGACTTGTTTTACTTCTCCATCTGTCAATTAAAACTTTAACGTTATTTGTTAAATCGTCAAATACCGCATAAGATTTTGTGTTACCATCACTTCCTTTCAAACAAAAATACTGTTGGTTATTTTCAAAATATTGTGATTGGTTCCCCCAATATTGATTTAAATCTATACCAGCGAAATTATTTTCATACGCCTCAAATCCTGTTGAATTTCCTGATTCAAGATAAAGTGCAACGAATACCGCGTATTTCAATTTACCGTCATCACCGCCAACTGAAACTAATTGTTGTATAGTTCCTTTTACAATACTATAAGCCAATTTTTGTGTTGTTGGTGTAATTGATACAAATTTAACATACTTCTCAGCCGTTGGGGAACATGTATTTGTTTGAGTAAACTCCTTGCCTCCGTTAGCATTAGATACCGTATTGTTAGACTGTGAAATCACGTTACCATTCGCATCCTTTGTTTTATCTTTAGATTTTTCTTTGTTTTTTTCAACAATTGATTTTAGTAAATTATTCTTTAAAGATTGAAGATAATTATCAATTTTAGGTAACGCGGCAACAGGTTGTCTGATACCCGTGAAATTAGTTTCAAATACCCCAGGTCCTATATTGTGTGTTACTTCTAAAATCATGTAAGGACCACTAAACATAGGTACGTATCTTAAATTAAAATACATCGTAGGTTGAATCATTGCATTACCCAACATCTGAACACTACAGTTGTAACTTCTGTTTTTATACACATTATATAGTGATAAACTTTGAGTCGCCCCTCCTCGATTACCCGCTTGATTAGCCATTTGATTTAAAACCTGTAAAGATTCCGCGGTGGCGACTCCACTACCTTGACTAACAGAAAAATTGGTAAATACCCCTTGATTTTGAGGTCCCATATCCACATTAAAACCAACAACTTTATTTGATTTGTCCCAATCATTTTTGTTTTTTAAATCTTCAACTAATGGATTATCACTCGCCCTTCTTAAATCAAAAACGTCATTTCGGTATCTGTAATCAACATTATTTTTTATATCTAATATTTCACTTGGTTTACCTCCATAAAAACAAACTAATTTCGCACTTGATTGTCTATAATCAACGGACATAAAAGTACCAAATAAAGTATTTGCGAATTCAATACTACCTTCAGCTCTTGGTTTTGGATTTTTAACTGCGTCCTGAACATTGTAGAAATTAACGTATGAAGGTATATTCATAACCACAAAATGGTTTTCAACTAAAATTGATTCAACCATCGCCATCATATCCGACTTTGGGTTAATATTTGTTAATCTATTTTTTAACTTGTAGATATCAACCAATATTTTATCCCCAATATTTCTACTCGCTCTGTCTAATAAAAGTACATCCTCAAAAAATGTTTTTGTACTAAAATCATTACCTGATATCCATTTATCATTTAAAGATTTAAAAGATTCCCATAAATCAACTTTAGTTGCGGGTCCTTCCAAATCAGATTCTACTTGTCCTTCAGCAACACTATTAACATTAGGTAGTGAGGTTTGTAATTTTGGCATTAAGTTGTTAATTACTTTACCGATAAATTCATTAATACCTAATAAGTAATTTGACATTGTTTCGTAAAACTTGTTAAGTCCTTCTTTTGAATTAGGATTTGGTACTTGAGGATACGTTGGGGCGGGTGAAGATACAAAACTTACAATATATTGTGTATCTCCCGTATTTGTCGCCAAGGCTCCGTAAACATCAATAATTGTTTCATTAACTAATTCT